GCGCAGAGGTCCTGGCTGGCGCCCGTCGTGGGCGTGGCGACCAGCTTGTAGGAGTTGGCCACGGTGATCGACGTGGTCACCTTGCCCCACAGGGCCGTGACCATCACCTCGCCACCGGCGATGATGAACAGGTCAACGGTCGTCGCCGCCAGGGTGCCGGTGCTCTTGAGCACCGGGGCGCCACCCAGGATGGCGTTGCGGAACGCGCTGAGCTGGTTGAGGACTGCCATGTCTCCGTCCTCCCTTACGCGTTCGCCGTGCCGGGGCGCAGCAGGTTCGGCCGGTTCGGCGGCGTCCGCTGTGCGGCCAGGTCGTACGGGATGTAGAGGACGGTCAACAGCTGGCTGGTGCTGGTCGTACAGGCCACGTTGACGCTGATGTGCGTGTACGTGTCGCCCAGCTGGTCGGCGCCCACCTGAATGAGCACCAGCTTCTGCTGGGTGCCGTAGGTCGCGCCCACCACGAGGCATTCGGACGCGACAGACTGGGTGACCTTGACCCACGCCTCATCGTTGTCGAGGGCGGTCTCAGCCTTGATGTAGAAGTGGTCAATGCCGGTCGACGTGGCGACCGCCGCGGCGTCGAGGTCGGCGCTGGTGCCGGACGTGTACGCCGTGTGCTGCTGGACGTCGAACGTGAGATCATCGGCGCCACCCGCCAGGCAGTGCGCGATGATCGCGATTCCGCTGTGACCGGCCATCGAGATGCGCTGGCCGGTCGCGGCGTCGGACGTGTTGATGTCGACCGGCACGACACAGGTGCCGACGTCGAACAGTCGTCCGAGCCCTTCCATGAACATGTGCTGTCCTCTCCGGCCGGGGGCTGATTGCCGGCGCGGTTGGCCCTACTCCCGGACGATCCGGGTACGGGCGAGAGCTTGCTGAGCGTGCGCGCCGGCCGATCTGTGAGCGCGCCGACGCGCGTCGGTCTTACCTGGTAGCTAGCTGGACAAAAGGCGACAAAGAGGCGCTGTTGTTGTGCGGCGTGAGCGGCTGGCTCAACCACGGACGTCCGTCGTTGCGCGCGATGGCCCGGAAGCTGGTCTTGTCGCTGGTGAACTTCACGTGCGGCGAGCTGTCGATGGTCATGGTCTGGTAGTCGCCCACCAGGTACATCGACAGGTCGACGAACGACAGGTCACCCTGCGTGCCCAGCGCCGCCGGAGCCTTCTCGCTCATGATCACTGGCCGGCCCAGCAGCGTGAGCACCGGGGTGCTGCGCCCGTCGGTCAGCCAGATGGCCGAGCCGCCGGTGCCGACGCTCAGCGCCATCGTGGCCAGCTGGGCGAACGTGTCCGGCGACGCGATCCACACCGCGGTCGCCGCCGACTGGGGCAGCATCCGCGCGTACATGTCGATGATGTTCTCCCACACGATCGTGGAAGCCAGCTGGCCACCCCGCCCGGCGATCGTCAGTAGGGCGGTGTTGGCCGTGCTGAGCGCGCCGAGCGGCTGGCCGGCGCCGTTGCCGCTGATGTAGTCGATGTCCTCCGCGAACCCCATCGCCGCCGGGATCGTGGCGTCGATGAACGCACCGAACGCGCCCCAGTCGCGGATGAGCTCGTTGGGCACGTGGGCGAGTGCGGTCTGCTTGGTGACGTCGAGCTTGACCGACTGGAACGCCGCGCTCGACTCGGTGAGCTCGGCGCCCTCCTCAGTCCGGTAGACCACCACGCCACCGAACACCGAGCTGACGCGCGAGGTCTCGTCGACCGCCGGAATGTGCAGCCGCGGCGAACCCATCGGGATGACGGTCGCACGCGGGCGCACGATCGTGTTCTCCATCTGCAGGCGCAACAGCTGGGTGCGGAACTCCTCCGGCACCAGGAAGCCGCCCTCGCTCGGCACCTTCTCCGAGTAGTTGCGCACCTTCTCCAGCCGCTGCGCGGCATCGCCCTGCAGGCCGCCGCGGTTGGCGTTGAAGATGTCCTGCATGAACGTGTAGAGGTCCGGGTACAGGCCGTTGAGCGGCGCGCCTGCCGCACGCGGGTTGTTGAACACCGGCGAGGGACGCGCGCCCGCCGTCTTCGCGACGTCCATGTCGAGCCGCAGCGCGCTGCGGTTCATCGCCCCGGAGTTCTCCTTGAGCCACTCCGTCATGGTGGTTTCGGTCTGTTCTTTGACCTGATTGAGCAGGTCAACGCGCTCGCTGTTCTGCGCGTCGACGTAGCCGGCCAGGTTCGCCTTGAACGACCCGTCCTGGTGCGCCTCGGCGAACTTCTCCGGCGTGTCCAGGCCTTCCAGGTAGTGCTTCCACTCGGCGGTGGTCTTCGGCACGGCGCCGCGCGGCGCGTCGGTAGCGGGAGCGGGCGGCGCGGCGCGGTTGTACGCGCGCCCGACTGCGGACGGGGCGAGGCCGGCGCGCGCCAGGAGGCGCCGCTGAGCCCGGTTGAGCGTGGTCATGCGACGCCCTTTCTGTTGCGGTTGTGTTACAGGGAGAAGATGTCGCCCATGGTAGTGGCGAGGTCTTGGGGGTTCCATTCCTTCACGGCCGCGCCGGGCGGGCGCGAGCCGGGGGTGACCAGCGAGTTGCGCCCGTCGCCGCCCTCCTCCCCCGGCCGCAGGGCGATCGAGTCGGCGAGGCCTGCCGTGATCGCGGCGTCGGCGGAGTACCACGTGCCGTCGGCGCCCGCCTGCATGGCGGCGCGCCAGGTGGCCGTGCTCTTGCCGGAGCGCTCGGCGTAGATCGAGGCGATGTTGTCGGACAGGTCGTCCAGGAGGGCGGCCATGGCGAGCATGTCGCGAGCGTTGCCTACCGCCAGTCCGTGCGCGTCGTGGATCATGACGCGTGCATTCCTGGCGACGACGCGCTCGTTCGCCGCTTGGATCACGAACGAGGCGGCCGACGCCGCGATGCCGTCGACCGTGGCGCGCACGTGTCCGGGGTGCTGCACCAGCGCTTCATAGATGGCCAGTCCGTCGAAGACCTCGCCGCCCTCGCAGTTGACGTGCAGGTCGAGCGGGCCGGTGCCGGCCGCGCGCAGGTCCGACACGAAGTCCTGCGCCGTGACGCCCCACTCGCCGATCATGTCGTAGAGCTCCACCCGCACCCCGGTGCCGCCGGAGTTGGTGAAGCGGTACCACGAGCGACCGTCGCGGGTGCGCTGTGACTTGGCTGCCCTGGCGCGCGCCTGGTCGGCCAGGTTGCGCAGGCGTGCGAGATCAACTGCCATGGGGTGCTCCACTTCCTACGGGTACGGGCTGCGCCAGGACACCGGTGTGGCGCATGGGAGGGAGGCCACAGACGATCGCGGCGTCTTCCGGATCGACCCCAGCGCGCACCAGCGTGCTGTAGGCCGTGGTCTTGGAGGCACGCTCGGCGTTGTCGGCTTCCTGGTCCTCCGGCACGGGTGAGGTGTAGACGAACTCATACCCCTTACCCATCGTGCCGAAGAGCGGCAGGAAGTCGCTATTTAGCGCACCCTTGATCCGGTCGGCGCGGGGAACGAGCAGGCGCCGTGCGAACGACACGTCAGCAGCTTCGGCGTTGGCGCGGTTGACGTCCTCGCTCAGCCCGAGAATGTGACCGTGTACGCCGAACGCTTCGCGCTGGACCTCTCGTGAGACCTGCTGAAGTTCAGTGAACTGCATGTCCTTGTGCGTGATCTGGCTGGCGTTCCACTTCGAGCCGTTCTCGAGAATCGCCACCCGGTGCGCGTTGCCGACGCCGCGGTGCTGCTCGCCCCACTGCGTCTGCAGGCGCTTGAACGCGTTGTCGTCGAGCGTCTCCGGCACCTCGATCACACCGCCGGGCTCGGCGCTGTTCTCGAAGAACCTACGGTTCCACTCCTTGGAGTAGCGCAGTCCGTCGATGTCGTTCAGCAGCGCCTGCACCGGTCCCATGCCGCGCCACGGGTCGACGGGATTCGGCATGCGTATCTGCACGACCTCATCGATACCCAGCGGGATCATCTCGCCCTCGGGCCCACGGTAGACGTAGCCCGACAGGAAGTCCGTCGCCGAGCGCACCGGTGCCATCCGGTCGGGGCGGATCGGCCACAGCTCGATGGGCCTTCCTCCCAGCCGGACCACCAGCCACCAGCCCTCACCGGTGAGGTCGATGTGCTGCTGCTCGGTCTCGACGAACTCCTGTCTGGTGAAGAAGTCGTTGGGCCTGTTCCAGACCGACAGCGCCGGATGCGCCGGCACGTACATCATGCCGGGCGCTTCGCACATGTCGCAGGCTGCCGAGGTCCGCGGCGCGCGCTGGGCGATCCTGTGCATGTGCCAGTCGATCGAGCTGGTGCCGGTCGCCAGCTTGTTGACGATCGAGAACAGTGTCGAGCTGGACCCGAGCGAATCAAGCTCGGCGGTCATGGTCGCCGTGGCGCTCCCGGTGCCGGCGCGGTTGATCAGGCTGGGCGCGTTGCGTCCGACGTACGGCACTGACGGACGGTTACGCAGTCCCGAGATGAGCGCTCCGAGCGGCGACCTCATCCGCCACCGCCCGACCCATCCTTGATCAGCCATTCCAGGAAGAACAGCGCGACGCCGCCGGCCAGCAGACCCAGCGGCACGGCGACCATCCACGCCGCTGTCACGAGCGCGGCACAGGCGGTCAGCACCAGCACCAGGCGCAGCGCGAGCGTGACGGCGGCGACGAGACGCACGCGCGTGGCTCGGGTCGAGCGGCGCACCAGGCGAGCGGCCCGGCGCGCGATGACCGTGACAGCGGACTCACGCCCGGTCAGCGACCAGGAGACCATAGCCGCCCTCCTCCCCCTACAGCCATCGGATGTTCGGCTCTTTGCGCAGGTCATGGTGTGCGACGAGGTAGCGCACGCAGTCCATGCCGTGATCGTCTTCCTTGACCGGTGCTTCCTTCTTGTGGAGATCCTCCCATACGTAGCCAGGGAACTCCTCCACCGTCGAGGCCGGCTTCTTGGCGTCAGTCAGCACCGGATCACGCCCCCCGACCAGGCATTCCCGCACGAAGCGTAGCCGTGGCAGGCCGTTGGCCGGCAGGCGCATGCGCGACTGGACTGCCTGGATACCATCACTGACACCCTTGCGCGCCGGAGTGGTGGGCATCTCAAGGTGTCTGGTCAGCGTCGCGCGGTCCTCCGCGTCGTGATCGCAGATGATCGCGCTGGGCTTCGGCTCGCGCCAATCGCCGTTGGCCTTGGTGGACGCCTTGAGCATGGCCTTGGCGTGGTCCTCGACCAGGCGCCCGGTGCGATACAGCTCGCGGTACATGACGAGCTCACCGTCCGGACCCTTGGCCCACCACTGGCAGACGAACGGGTTGCGGTAGCCGAAGTCGACCACCCAGTACCGCGGCCAGTCCAGCGGGGGCAGCCAGATGGCCGGCAGCAGGTGCTCGCGCTCGGA